GACAACTGCAAACCATCCCCATCGCTTTCCGAATTGCGCTTTGATTCCCCTGGGGTCTCCTTCGCCTTCAAAGACATCACTGAACTCATCTGCAATGCGAGCTGCAAACGAGTAAAAAAAGTGAGACACCCCTCCACGATGTCCATGGTTGTTTCTTCAAATACCTTTCCGTCATGAATGATCGGGTCGTACTTGGCTATCTCGTACCTGCCTGCGCCCTTCTTAATGATCGGGCGGTACAACACCCCCAGCCATTTGGTTGCGTTCTTAATCGGCTCTCGCATGTACTCCTGGCAGTCAATGAATTCACCCAACGAGATATTGTCAAGGTCGGGGTGGAACCCGTACTCCACTCCGTCCAAGTCAATCGTCTGGCGCAATGGTGGCTTCTCCGATAGGGCGAAGGTGAGTAGGCTCTTGATGTCATCCAAGTCGGCCTTGGGGAACATGGGATACTCATCCGCATCAATCCCGCAAAAGATGGACAGTGCTAGTTGGTCACCCGTCTCCTCGGTGGGGTTGGCACCAATGAACCGCTGGTAGTCCTTGAGCTTTATATCTGCCAGGCAGTTGGGTACGATTATTCTTCGAAGCATTTCTCTCTGGTATTGTTGATATTGTCAATGTGGAAGAATTGCACGTCCTCGTGCAGCTGCTCTGCCAACCCCCGTGCCACCTCTGGGGTGATGGTTTCCAATGCCTCCTTCCAATCGTATGCCGTCTTGCAAAGGATTGAGTTGGTGGAGTTGAGGAAGGGCGTATACGGGTGCATATCCTGCGCTATTAGGCACGTCTTGGTGAATCCTGCCTCCAAGGCTTTCAGGTTGGACTTGCAGCGGTTGAACTCGGTAGGTGCCAATGGTGCGATGGCCACGTCAATACCCCGATACAATTCACCGTAGGTGGTGTAGTCCTTGCGAGGGAAGGCGTGTTTTGTGTGAATCGCCTGCTGGTAGTATTCGATTGACCATGATTCATGCCCCGATAGGTCGATGCCGTTCCATTGCAGGTCGTAGTCGTGATGCAAGGCACCCAGGTAGCCCACCCGCAAGGTGTCGCTCTGGGTCTTCTCTCCCATCCACTGCTCCCGTCTGGGGTCAATGGCGTTGGGTAGAATCCAGATAGGCACATACGGGTTGATCTTTTGCAGCTTCTCTGCCAGGTATCCGTTGGTCGTGTGCAACTGGTCTGCGATCTTGATGGTGTTGATGATATGGGTTCCCTTCACCTGGCTCTTGCTGCTATGGTTGTGGGGTAGGTTCCACCAATCGTCAATGTCCAGGATCAGTTTGATGTTGTATGCGTTGAGCATCGCACGGAATTGCCGATGGTCTTTGGAGGCAATACCTCGGTTGACTACCAGGTAGGATACGTGTCCCTTCAATTTGTCCAGGTCTTCAATGGTTCCGAACTTGACCATGTAGCCACGCATCAGCATATCCTCATACGGCACCTGAAGGCGGTGGTAAAATACCCCGTTAGGGTTTCCAATTACTAATATCATCGTAGTGAATATCTGCCAAAGTTAGGGTTTGCCTTCTTGTTGAACACCGCATAGCGTGCTGCGTCAATAGCGTGGTTGAAAGCATCAATCGGTTTGTTGAGTAGGTTCCCGTTCTTGTCCTCCACCCACTTGTAGTTCTGCAATTCTTTGGCTAGGTTCTTGCTCCTTGGTGTCACTACCAACTTGAACCGCTTGAGTTGGTCAATACCTGCCATCACGCTATCCGCTCCCTTCAATGTGGGCTTCACGTTCCACCCGAACTTGTGCAGCTCATCAATGCTCTTGGGTTCTGCACTGTCCGCAAAGATTTCCGCACGCCTATCCAATCCAAGTGACGCAAGGGTATTGTGTATGTCTCGGTTGGTCATTCCCGTCTGGTATATGAACTCATCCAAGTAAAGTGATGAGCCGTGTTCGTAGACACCCACCAAGGTGCTGGGATCGTTTGTGTAACCGAAGTCCATTCCATAAGCCAATAGTTTTGCGTCTGTGGGTACCTCCCCCGTGGTGAATGAGAAGATAGCAGCACGGTTGCTACCTCGCTCCCCCAATCCATATACCCGCCAGTAATCATCATCGGTATCACGCAGGCGTTCAATCTCCTCTACGATGATGGGATCCAGGAAGGGGTTGTCCAGGTATGTGGTCTGGAAGAAGTCGCAATCGTTGCGGGTGATTACCCTATCATAGATCCAGTGAAAGGTGTCGGAGGGATTGTAGTCCAACACGATCTTGCCATCGGTACGGAAGATGAGCTGCTGCCAATCCTCGTAGAACAGTTCGTTGGCCTCGTTTATGTATAGCATGTTGCGCTTTCGCCCCCGTATCTTTTGGGGCTGGTCAAGGGAGATGAACTCAATCATGTTTCCATTGAGGTGGTACTCATTGCTTGATTTATTATGATGCTCCTCACGATACAATTCGTGCTGCCTCAATATCTCAATAAAGTCCCGCATCACGGACGCACGCAGGGAGGGAAAGGTCTTACGGCAGATGGTCACCACCTTTCCCGTGTTGGTAGCGCAATAATGAAAAATCACCCAAAGCAGGATGTTGTACGTCTTCCCGCTTCGAGTGCCCCCTTGCTCAACTGTTATGCGCTTATCGCTTTTGAGCAGGTGTTTGAATACCTTATTCGTTCGGATCCGTGTCAATGACCTCTACCTCAAATTGCTTGCTCGTGGATATGTCCAACTCGGTTCGCTCCACGTAGCCCCGCTTCTTGGCTTTGGTCTTCAAGAAGAAGATGGTGGCACTGGCGTTCCCGTCACTGATTTGTTTGTGCAGTTGGCTTTCTACAAAATCAATAGCAATATCAGCAACAGAATCAACCGATGCCTTGTAGCTCTCATCTTCCCTCATCCATCGGTAGTGCGTCTCCCTTGAGATGCCAACAGACTTGCAGGCAGAAGTGACGATGCCCAAAGATTTCTCCAGGGCATCAATCATTGCCTTTTTACTTATGTCAGTATTTGTCATTTGATCATGCTCATAAATTCATGCCGTGGCATATCATGTTCCTTAAAGATTCCAACCATTTTGGAGGTAGTGGTATACACATCGTGCTTTTTAACTCCCCGCATCGCCATGCACAAATGTTGTGCCTTCAATACCACGGCCACCCCTTTTGGATTCAGTTCGTTCATAAGGCGATCAGCAACCTGCTGCGTGATGCGTTCTTGGTTCTGTAGTCTTCGGCTATACGTTTCCAGGGTACGAGCTAATTTGGAAAGGCCTACAATTTTTCCATTGGGTATGTAGGCAATGTGACCAACTCCAAAGAAAGGAGCTAGGTGATGCTCACAAAGCGAATAAAAAGGTATATTGGTTTGGATAATCATTTCATCCATGCCTTCCGAATCAAACGCCGTAAAGTTAAAGTGCGGGGGATTCAAGAACTCCTCCATGAATTTGAGGTATCGCTTTGGGGTTTCCTTTAATCCTTCACGGGTTGGATCTTCTCCCAGGTACTGAAACACCCGCACGAGGTTATCCTGCACCTCGCCATCTTCTTCCTTTTCAAATGGGAATACCAGCCATTGGCTTTGCAATTCAATACGCTTGTCGTATAGGCCAATGAATGGTTTGTCTGGATACAATTTTTTGTATTTGTCGCATGTTGCTCCGCTATCAATCAAGTCATCAATGATAACGTCTGCCTCCTCTGGGGTCATTACTGCACTCCCAGTCATTGCAGCTATTACAGAACCTCCCCTTGGAACTCCATAGTACTTGAGGGTCTTGTCAAGTTTATCGATGCGGGCGTATAATTCTTCCCAAGTGATTACGTATTTCATACTCCAGTTTTTTGATTCCAAATTTCAATGTGAAGGCGGGTAGTAAAGTTTAAGTAGTTATCTCTTGCAAGCTCCGCCACGTATTGCTTTGTTTGAGATAGAAGCTCTTGGTTTTCACCTGCTGGCATCAGCCATACTTTTTGACGGCTAACGATTGGCATGTATTTTTCTAGGATCTCGCTCCAGTCCTTCTCATTAGATACTACAAACTTGAACATTGTGTGATGCTGGTTCAGTTTTTTAATCACATCAACACGATACGTCATTGCCTCATCGTTGCCACTATTGAGTAGTTTGGGGCTGCAGTTAAATTGATTGACCATTGAGAGAGTGGCTTCACTTGGCATGATTGTGCCATTTGTTTCCATCTCAATCCATGCGTTTTCATTTATGTTGGTCAATATGTATTTAATAAATTCACCCACCGCCTGCTGCTGCATCATTGGCTCTCCGCCAGTGATTACAACGTGAGCACCCTGCTTGATGGCTTCAACGCATTCATCATCTAGCACTTGATCTAAATCTTTACTCTGGGCTTTCATCCATACCTCCACCGTATCGCATCGCCAAGTGGCTCCAGAGTGAAGTTCTTTATCAAATTGAGTTCCCATCCCACCGCACATAAGATTGCAGCCACCAAGGCGTACAAATACACTTGGGATCCCCATGGTGATTCCCTCTCCTTGTATGGAGTAGAATACCTCACTTATTGCAAGTTTACTGCTCATAGATAACATTTGATGTTTTTGTTTCGGCTAACTCAATACGGCATATATTTAACCCTGCCTCACGCTTGATTCTGTTGAATATCCAGATGGCCATATTTTCGGCTGATGTGTCGAACGGAAGTGCTTTGTACTCCTCGTTTGCAAGATCAAGCGCAGCGCACAAAGGATCGTTTTCATTCAGCAGGAAGTAATGGTCGTACTCCTTTATGATTGGCTCTACTAGCTTGTCAATGTCAGAAAAGAGAATAGTAAGCCCTCCATTCATTTCAAGATCAAATACGCAGACCACATTGTAAGTATGGCCATGAATGCGCCCGCACTTCTCACCTGCCTCTTTGTTTCGGTGAGCTGCGTAGAAGTGATATTTTTTTTCTATTTTCATACTAGTCTTGATTGCCTGCGTGAATCGTGTATTGTTTAATAAGCATCTCTCCAGCTAGGGCAAATTTTGATAAGTAGTCGAACCTTTTTTCAGTCGGCTCGTACCATTTTGAAATGATGCTTTCCAGCTTTGGGGAGTATCGTTCTTTAAGTTTGTCAATTGAAATTTTGCTATTTGCTATTGATAGCGTCTTAACGCCATCGTTCATCTTTAGATGCCCAAAGCGATTCACCTGCTGCCAAGAGGTGCTATCACTTGACGAGCAGAAGTTTAGATTTTGAAGCAGTTTATTTTCAGTGCATCCAAGTAAGTGAATGTCAATGCTTGGCTTCTTGTTTTTAATGTAATTCGCAATCTGTTCGGTATATTGTTTTTTACCTATTGCACGAAGCTCTGGAACACTCACGGCTATGTAGTCCGAAAATTCAATCATTTCATCCAGGCCACGTTGACCATCCTCTATGTGAAAGACATTGATTTGGTTATTTGGCAGATCGTGCTTCATCCTTCGTCTAAATTGCCAGGCGGCATCCACGCCTAGAATTTTTTGACAATCGACCTCAACAACCGTTCCCTTGTAACCAATCTCATGTACGAAATCAACAATAAGACCATACCAGGTTTCTATGAATTTTTGATCTCTTTTTCCAGCATGCGCTCCAAACATCAAGGTGAATAATCCAGAATCCATGATTGTATGTCTGCTTGCATTTTGCAAATACAAAGGAGACTGAATCGTACATGCTTTCATTTTCAACGGGGTGATATCCACCTTTTTTGCAATAAAAGGGAAAACCGTAAAAAGAGAGTACTTTATTCCAGACAGCTCGTGAAGCACCTCTGCAAAGTCTTGATTTTCTAAACCTGCAAAGTGTACTTTGAGGTTCTGCTGGTCTGGAACTATCATAGCTCTACTCTTGCTCCACCCCTTGCATCTTCCAACACTTCAACCCATACCGCACCATCTTCCATTGAGAACTGCAACAAATCCTCTGCGATCATTTCGCAGCTCATGTTGTTAAAGACGCAAGGATAGCCATAAGATTCATGCAGGTATTCAGTCAAAAGATCCTGCTGAATGAAAATTTCTTTCTCACGATTTGAATCCTGCACATTGTACCCCACACGAATGCGAAATAAGTGTCGGTGTGGGTGGCGCAAAAATTCCACTTGCTGCGGAGCTTCTGGGTAGTGATGATAACCAACGACATCAAAGTCGATGATGACAATCTTTACAACTTTAGTAGTTTCCATAATGCTTGCTCTGGGCTTGAAGCGATTTGTAATAATTTTTCTTTCACTAAAGATC